AACGTGAAGCAGGGGTCGAGTGATGAGTCCGTTGACTGGTCTGGCGGTATGTCGTCCAACCTCCCTGCTGTCCTGATGGAACAGTGCGGTGCCATCTATAACCGCATGGTCCACGAGGAAGGCATCTGCCCTGAACAGGCCCGTATGGTCCTTCCTCAGTCGATGTACACCGAGTGGTACTGGACGGGTAACCTGTATTCCTTCGCCAACGTGTTCATCCAGCGCACCGACAGCCACGCACAGCGCGAGGTTCAGGACGTTGCCCGCCAGATCGGCGAGATCATCGAACCGCTTTTCCCTGTCTCATGGGAAGCCCTGACAAGAGGTACGGGTTCCAATTACCCGTAATCGAGAATGACAGAGCAAGACCTTACCATCGACCTGGATCGTATGTCGGCCCGAGAGCTGGTTACGATCCTGGACAAGATCTACCCCGAGCAGTGCATTGGTCCAATGGATACGCTCGAGTCTGCCCACCGGTACGCTGGTCGTCGCGAGATGATCAGGGAGCTGGTCTTCATGCGGGACTTTGAAGATGACCCAGAAGATCAGGATTGAGCCCGACCCCACCGACCTACTCAGTTTCCTCGATGAGTCCGGCTACCCCTACCGGGAGTGGTTGGAACACGAATGGCTGAAGGACTGCGCGATATTCGCCAGGGTCAACGATGAGTTCGGTACCGTCGGGTTCATATGGGCTCAGTGGGAAGACGTTGGGTCGCTGATCGTCCACGTTGCATCCCTGCCCATGGCCAAGTTCGATTGGCGTGGGCTGATGTCTGACCTGGATACAGTCGCGTACTTTCTTGGTGCAGACGAGATGGTCCTGTCGTTCGATCTGAACAAGCGAGCCCGCTCTCTTGGCCGTCTGGTTGAGAGTGTGGGGTTCGTTCGTGATCCCGAAAACGAAATGGCTGACAAAGCCAGATACAGGAGACCTATCCATGGGTAGCCCCAAGATCCCACCGGCCCCGCCGCAGACCCACTACTCGCCGGACCAGACCGAAGAAGCGGACGTCGCAGTCCCCATCGGTGCTGACGGTGGAGAGACCGTTCGGAAACGTATGGCGGCATCTCGTCGTCGCACCGGCCGCTCGGCTCTTCAGATCCCCCTTCCCGGTGGCAAGTCCATCGGCCTGAACATTCCCCAGTAGGAGTAAATGGCGCAATCCGCCAAGGCCCGGTACGATCTTCTCAAGACGCGCCGGAAGCCTTACCTCGACCGAGCGCGTGAGGCCGCAAGGGTCACCGTACCCTCCATCATGCCGCCTGAGGGACACAACCATACGTCCCTCTTGCCGCAACCCAATCAGGGCTTTGGTGCCCAATGCGTCCTCACCCTCTCGGCCCGTATCGCAGCCGCGCTGATGCCACCGTCCAAGGGCTTTCTGTCTCTCCAGCCGACGCCTGAGGCGTTGATCGAAGCTGGCACTGACGTGGTCCCCGACGACATCGCCATCGGCCTCGGAAAGAGCGAGAAGCTCATCAACGCAGAGACCAACCGCCGGAACTGGCGTCAGGCCACGAACCTGACCAGCCAGCTCCTGGTGGTGACCGGCAACGCCCTCGAGGTCATGCTGCCCGACAACACCATCCGCGTGTTCCGTCTGGACCAGTATGTCGTCGTGCGTGACCCGTCCGGTAAGGTGGTCGAGCTTCTCATCGAAGAGAACCTGTTCCCTGACGCCCTTCCTGATGATCTCCAACAGATCGCCGAGCAGTACAAGGCAAACTCCCACGGCCACGCGGCCGCGGAGACCGTGCCCATGTACACCTGGGTGAAGTGGGATGGTCAGAAGGAAGAGTACAAGGTCCACCAGGAACTCGGTGAAGCCCAGGTGCCTGACTCAAAGGGTACCTACAAGAAGGAGCTGCTCCCGTTCTACGCCCTTCGCTACTCTATGGTGGCGGGTGAGGACTACGGTCGCGGCAAGGTGGAAGAACACCTGGCCGACATGATCCTGTTCGACGGCCTGTCGAAGGCTGTGGGCGACGGATCGGCCATGGCATCCCGCAACATCACGATGGTCCGGCCTGGTGCCCAGGGTGGCCTCAACCTGATGCGGAAGGTGTCCAAGGCCCAGAACGGGGAGTTCGTCATTGGCAACCCCGAAGACGTCTCCATGCTTCAGTTCCAGAACGTGACTGGTCTCCAGATCACGAGCCAGGAGCTTCAGCATCTACGCCAGTCGCTTGGTCAGGCCTTCCTCCTGGCATCGACCGTGACCCGGAACGCAGAGCGCGTGACGGCCACCGAGGTCCGTATGGCAGCAGAGGAGCTGGAAGGCATCCTCGGTGGTGTATACACCATGCTGTCTCAGGACATGATGCTGTCCCGCGCCCGCCGTCTGGTCCACCAGATGAAGGACGAGGACAAGCTGCCGGACTGGCCTGATGACCAGATCGAGCCTGTGATCGTCACGGGTCTTGAAGCTCTCGGCCGTGAGGCCGTGGTCAACGCCATCATCACCGCCGGTGAGATGATCCGTAACCTGCCCGAACAGGCGCAGCGGTATCCCAAGTGGGACTCGCTGATCAAGAAGCTCTTCCTCGGGCTGGACATCGAAGATGCCGTGAAGACGGACGCAGAGGTCCAGGAAGACATGGATCGTGAACGTGCAACCCAAGCGGCAGGGAATGTGGCTGAGTCCGCAGGAACCGCCGCAGCTCAGGCTGCCGCACAGGCAGCGCAACCCCAACAGCAGTAGGTCTAAATGGCAGACGAGAACAACAACGAGGGCGAGGGCCAACAGGCCCCCGTCCCCGGCTCCGACGAGTACAACGAGATGATGGCCGCGAAGTTCCGCGAGTCCCAGGAGGGGAAGAACCAGTACCCCGACGAGGGCACGGAAGACGGCCAGGAAGATGAAGGTGCCGGTGATCCTCCCAAGGCTCCGGAAGGTGTCCCTGCGAAGTTCATCAAGGAAGATGGCACGGTCGACGTCGAGGCGCTTGCCAAGAGCTACACCGAGCTGGAGAAGAACCGCGGTCAGAAGCCCAAGGAAGAAGCCGATGACGGCAACCAGGGCGATGAAGGTGACGATGGCTCGGGCCAGGAAGCCGCCAAACAGGCTGGCCTGGACTACGAGTCGCTGACTCAGAAGGTTGTCGAGAACGGTGACCTGGACGCCAGCGACTACGAGCAATTCGAGAAGGCTGGCATCCCCAAGCAGATGGTCCAGGAGTACATCGCCCTTCGTCAGAGCGAGTTCGACCGGAACCAACAGGCTGCTATCGAGTACGCGGGTGGCGAAGACGCTACCCAGGAGCTGCTCGGCTGGGCCGCGAAGAACCTGAGTGCCGAGGAGATCGAGAGCTACAACGACATGCTCAATGGTCCCCGGTGGAAGGTGGCCATCGACACGCTGAACACTCAGCGCGGCCAGTCTCGCAAGACTGCCGGTGAGCCCAACCTCCGCTCTGGTACCCAGTCCTCGTCCGGTTCCAATACCGGCTACGTGTCTCGCGATGAGATGCGTGAGGACATGGCCAACCCGCTCTATCGGGACACTGGCCCCAAGGGCGAACGCTTCCGTGCTGATGTCCAGCGGAAGATGAAGTTCGCCGCCTGGCGCACGAAGTAACCATGAGGGGAGGCTCTTCGGGGCCTCCCTTCGATTTAATGCCCTAAACCGAGAACATCGATCAGCCAAATCGATGCTCCGGGTACGGGAAATCCAGTCCCTGACTAATCGGGTGGCACCGAGGTCGGACAAATTCCTGGTCCCGCTGACGCGACGAGTACGCGCGGCCCGCTACGGCGGACAACCGCAGCCGGAAAGGCGCTGACGAAGATCCGAACCAAGAATTTCCACCCAATCTAGGGACAATGAACAATGGCAACGGGCTCCGAAAGCTCGAACCCGGTTGTGTTTGGTAAAGGCCAAACCGCTGGTTCCACGCTTGCAGAACAGCGCGAGCTGTTTCTTGATATCTTCGGCGGTGAGGTTCTCACTGCCTTCGACCTTGCAACCATCACCATGGACAAGGTCCAGACCCGCACTCTCTCGGGCGGTATGCGTTCGGCGCGCTTCCCGAAGATCTGGAAGGCCACCGCTGAGTACCACCAGCGCGGCTCGGAACTGCTCGGCAACGAGATCGAAACCGGCGAGATCACCATCACGCCCGACGAGATCCTGGTTGCCCACACGGCGATCTACGACCTGGACGAAATGCTCTCGCACTTCGAGGTCCGCTCGCAGTTCTCGACCGAACTGGGCCGTGCCCTGGCGAAGGTCTACGACAAGAACAACTTCCGGCAGATGATCCTCGCGGCCCGTACGGCTGCTGATGGTCCTTTCCCCGGCGGTCACCGCATCGACGACTCGGCTCTCGCAGCCGACGGCAACGGTGTCTATGACGGCGCGGCCTGGATTGACGCGATCCGTGCGGCCAACAAGGTGCTGTTCGAGAAGGACGTCCCCGAGGAGATGTCCCGCTTCATGGCTGTCACTTGGGACGTCTTCGACGCCATCAAGTACGCCAAGGATGCGAACGGCAACTTCCTGCTCCTGAACCGCGACATCCGCGGTGACCAGACTGCAGGTCTCGCTGGCAGGGATGAGACGCTGATGGTGGATGGTGTGACCATCTACAAGACGCGCAACATGCCGAACGCCGACGAGTCGGCCGACACAGACGTGTACGCCAAGTACCGTGCGGACTACTCCGACACCGTGGGCGTCCTCTGGACTCCCATGACCATCGCCAACGTCAAGATGAAGGACATCAGCCTCGAGCAGACCCGCGACACGCGGCGTCTCGAGGACTTCATGGTGGCCTCGATGCTGGCTGGTCACGGCACCCTGCGTCCGGAAACGGGCGTCGAGTTCGCCGACGGCTCCGTCGTGTAACCCATCCTGAAACCCAAGGGGGTCCATCTGCTTCGGCGGATGGGCTCCCTTTTTTTTCGTTAGAGGACCCATGCTGGACAAGCTAGAGGCGGTCAACCGTTGCCTTCAGGCAATCGGTGAGGCCCGAGTGAACTCCCTTCAATCAGGCGCACCGGACGCGGCCGAGGCAGAGACTGTCCTGGACGAGGTCCGTGACGAAGTCCTGATGGTGGGGTGGTTCGAGAACACCCGCTATGACGTCGAGGTCACTCCCGACCTGGTGACGAACGAGATCACGGTGCCAACAACCTGGCACTCCGTTGACGCAATCAACCACGATCCGAACAAGAAGATCGTCGTGAAGACCGACGCCAACGACGGCGTCCGGAAGCTCTTCGAGGTCAACAAGCAGACGTTCCAGTTCGATCAGAAGATCAACGTGAACGTCATCACGTCGCTCGAGTTCGACGATCTTTCCTTTCCCCTCAAGAATTACATCTCGGCCCGAGCTGCGCGCGTCTTCCAAGAGCGCCTGATGGGCTCCGTCTCTCTCGACAGTTTCACCGGACGCGCCGAGGCCCAGGCCTGGTCCCGTCTGATGGATGCCGAGATCGAGATCGAGGAGCCGAACATGCTCACCGACAGCCCGTACATGCGGGAGATCACGGGCCGCAACAACCGACTGACCTGGAGGTAATCGCATGGGTCTCCTGAGAGAGCAGACCATCCCCACCTTCTTCGAGGGTGTATCACGCCAGCCGGACTCGATCCGCTTCCCCGGCCAGGTCGAGGAAGGGGTCAACGTCTCGTTCTCTGTGGAGACCGGCGGCTTCTCCAAGCGGCCAGGGACCGAAGCCCGGTACCAGGTCTTCCCGGCATCGAACGACGAACACCGGCTTCACCTGATCAACCGCTCGCCGACCGAGAAGTACACCATGGTCCACAAGGGGTCCGGTGACACTCCGGGTGAGCTGAAGGTCTTCGACATCACGGACGGCACCGAGAAGACAGTCACCATCGCCGAGCCTGGCGATGCGGGTTTCTTTGACAAGCCCGTGGACGACATCGAGCTTCTGACCGTTGTCGACTTCACGTTCGTGCTGGACAAGAAGATGACTGTCGACATGCTACCGCCTCCTACGCCGGACAACACTACGTATGCAGCTATCCAGCTCACCCAGGGCCGGTCGGACTCGGTCTACTACGTCACGATCAAATATAACGACGGCACGGCGGACCAGTCTTTTACATCCTCTGGCTCCTTCCCTGTTGGGGAGACCAATCCGGACCCCAGAGCCATCGTCAACTCCATTCACAGCCAGTTCGCGGGCAACGCCACAATGGCGAGTGATGGCTTCGAGTTCGCCCAGTCAGGGTCCTTCCTGTTCGTCAAGAACCCGAGCGGGATTGAGTTCACGGTCTCAACCGTTGACCCCTTCGGTGACAAAGGCTTCATCGTCACGGGTCAGAGAGTGACCGAGGCGTCTGATCTGACCGGTCGCGGTTGGAATGGACAGACCGTCGAGATCCGGAAGCAGACCGAGCCCGAGGGTTACTGGCTGAAGTTCATCTGTGATGACCCCGATGCCGACTTTGGTGTCGGCGAGTGGGACGAGACGGTCCCACCCGGTACCCAGATAGACTTTGATCCCGCCACGATGCCCCGCGCACTCGTGCGGCAGACTGACGGCTCCTTCGAGCTGCAGCGACTGGAGTGGGACTCAAAGAAAGCTGGCGGTGAGGACCTGGTTCCGAAGCCTGAGTTCGTGGGCAGCACGATCAATGACATCGTGTTCCGCGGTAACCGACTGGGCTTCCTGTCCGAGGAGACCGCGCACTTCTCTGGTGATGGCGACTACTTCCGCTTCTGGCCTGACTCGGCAACGCAGTCGGTGGCAACCGATCCGTTCGGTCTGTCCAACGCCACGAACAACCTGTCGACCTTCCAGAAGGGTGTACCGTTCCGCGGCTCGCTCTTCATCATGTCCGCTGAGTCTCAGTTCGAGGCCTATGGTGAGATCTTCTCGCCCGACCAGGCCCGGCTCGAGCTTGCCACGCAGTACCCGGTGCAGACCGACGTACGTCCCATCGCCCTTGGCGACGAGATGTACTTCCTGTCCGAGGTCGGCAAGAACATCCAGGTCTTCTCATACGTCTACAACGATCAGACGGTCTCCGAGATCGCCAACGATGTCTCGCGACACGTTCGACGGTATCTGCTTGGCCCGGCTCGAGAGCTGGCTGGTGGGTCTCAGAACAACGAGCTGTTCATGCTGACCGAGGCCCTGCCTGACAGCGCATACGTCCACCGGTACTACTACGATGGGCGTGAGAGGCTGCAGACGTCGTGGGGTACCTACACGTTTCCTGGTGCCAAGCTGCACTCGTGCGGCTACCAGGACGGCGGTCTGTATCTCCTGGCCCAGCGGGCTGACGGGGTATGGATTGAGTACCTCCCGTCGGTCGACCGGCAGGACAACAACTTCGACTGGATCCCACGTCTCGACAGGTCTCACCTGGTAACCGGCGTGTATGATTCCGACACCAACACCACGACCTTCACCACGCTCTTCCCGATGGAAGCTCCGGTTGGCTTCACCACGAAGCAGTTCCCGGAAGACAAGCAGATGCTGAAGCTCAACGTGGTTCCTGACGGGGCCACTCCGACCACGACGTGGACGGTATCGGGTGACTGGTCTGGGGGTGAGGTTGTCTTCGGTGAGAAGTTCGACGCCTACGTGATCCTGTCGCGTCAGCACTACCGCGAAGGGGAGAACTCGGTCATCAACGGCCGTCTCCAGCTCCGGTACATGACGCTCCGCTATGCGGACACGGGCTACTTCTACGTCAAGGTCTCCCCGGAGTTCCGAGACGAGAAGAGCTACGTGTACAACGGCCGGATCATCGGCAGTTCGAACAACGTCGTTCAGAAGCACAGCATCACGGACGGGAACTTCCGCTTCATGGTGGGCTCGAATGCCCAGGCTGTGGAGATCAAGATCGGCTCCGAAGAGCATCTCCCGTTCACCATCACGTCGGCCGCTTGGGTCGGCTTCTTCAACGAAATCTCGAGGCAGGACGCAAACTAATGGGCGCACCACTCATGATCGCCCAAGTGGCGATGTCAGGGATCAGTGCCTTCTCGCAGATGGGGGCAGCACGTAGGGACGCACGAGCCCAATACGCTGCCAACGCTGCGAACGAGCGGCTCATGCAAGTCGACGTCGGACGTCGCCGGGAGGAGAACCGAGGCTCATACATCGAGGCGGTCTCCGACCGGATAGCCCAGGCCAACGAAGAGATCGCAATGGCCCAGGTCATGGCGGGTCAGAGAGGGGCTTCCTTCTCTACCCGCGAGTCCATCGTCCGGCATCTTGCAGCCGTCGAAGGTACCGACATTGCGCGGCACCGCCGCACATCCCGAAGTAACAACAGCGCGCTGACTTCAGAGCTTAGGGCTCGAGGCCAGCAAGCCCGTAACTCCAACATCCAGGCTTACAACCGAGCCAAGACACAGTCCCGCCAGGCACTCTTTGGCGCTATCGGATCCGGTCTCCGGATTGTCTCCGGTCACTATCGGAGTGAGGCGCAGCTCGCGGCGGGTCGCAACAGAACCTGAGGAAATAGATGGCACGACGTTCTGAGTTCCGCACTCCCCGCGGGACGAGACTCCCCACCACGCGGACCCAGTTCGCCCGCCACGCGGTCCCTGAGGTACAGTCCGAGCGGGCTGGTCTCGAGAACATGGGCTCGGTCTTCCGTTCGTTCTTCAATGACGTCAACGAGGCCATTGGGAACGTCCAGGAGGCAAACAACTACGAGCGCCGGAACGAGATCAGGGCAGAGAACTCGAGGGAAGCGGCACAGGGCGCACAGGATGCGTTCGCTGGCCGCGGTCCCCGCTCCGAACTCGAGAACGACATGGACTACATGGATGCCTTCCGTGGCATCAGTGGTCAGCGTCTCGGCCGGGACCTCGCGAACCAGTTCAACAACGACTACCTGGACTGGCGGCAGGAGAACCCGCACGGTGACGTGGACGAGTTCCGTGAGCAGTGGGCCCTAGAGGCTGGCATCGACGGGATCGCTGATCCTGAGATCGCTGCAGCGGCTGCCGACCAGTTCTTCGGGGCCACCGATGGCACCGTGCGTCAGCATGGTGAGGACAGCTTCCGCATCCGGCAGAACGAAGACCTGACGACGATGGGTGCTGAGATCGCAGCAGAGGTTGCGGATGGTACCCTGACCGTCGAGCGGATCCAGTGGTACATGTCTGCCGCCGAGCAGATCGATCCTCTGAATCCACACCAGGCAGCTCCCCGCGTCATCGCACGGCTCCTGGAAGGGGCACAGCAGTACCCTGGACGCTCCGAACAGATCATCGGTCTCCTGGAACAGCCGGGCACCGGGGTCAATGGCCAGTCGTTCGCACAGAGCTTCCCCGAGGCATACAACGACTTCCAGGAAGGGGCACTGACCCGCTACGTCAACGAGAACTCCCTGGCTGAGAACGAGCTGTTCAACGGCATCGAGGAAAGCATCGCCGGTGCCGGGAACATCACGGAGCTGAACGACGCTCTCCTGCGTCTGAACGCCGGGCATGGCATCTACGGTAACGGGCGGCGCTATGAGTCGCTCCGTAACGCGGCCGCACAGAGGATCGAGGAGTTTGCCCAGCAAGCTGCCGACATCAACAACACGGCCGGGATGCTGCAGGGTGCGATCACTCAGGACCCCGCGTTCCTCCGGGAACACTTCATGGACTTCTTCGAGGCAGCCAACGGCACCCGGAGTATTCTTGAGGCAGATCCCGCGACGGCCGCAGCTCAGATTGCAGCTACGAACGGTGCCGTCCCTTCGGACGTCCATCACCAACTGAGCGCCGCTCTCCTGAACAGCTCGAACCCCGAGGCCCAAGAGCAAGCCTTTCAGATCCTGAACGGGATCTCCGAGGCCCGCGACGGGAACATCGGTCCCTACCTGAACGATGAGGCCACGCGATTCTGGAACAACATCGGAGCCCGCCGGGCCACCGGTGAGTCAGTCAACGGGATCATCACCCAGGCCAACGCCAACCGCGCTGACGGGATCAACCCGAACGACGTGGACTGGCTCGAGGTCACCGGCACGGATACCCGTGATGGGGCAGACGCCCAGGTCGCAAGCTGGATCACGTCCGGTGTGAACAACTACCTGGGCTCGAATGGTTGGTTCGACGGTGATGGTGATGTGGCTGTGCCTCCGCACATCCGCCGCCAGATCGAGAACTATGCTCGCCTCTCGGTGGCTGAAGGCTATGCGACAGGCCGTGACCCTGAGACCGTCTTCAACGAGGCAGTCGCCGAGGTCATGGGCAACGTCAGTGTCGGCGGGACCACGGGTGAACCCGTTCTGTTCCTGGAAAGCTCGGCTGATGTTGGGCCGGACGGCAACCCGCCGATCCGCCTAGGCTTCAACGTGACGTCCCCATACAACGGCTCGACCGTCAACACGCACGAGATCTACACGAACGAGCTGGAGGAGCTGTCTGAGACGGCCCCCTGGATCACGCCTGATGGCAACTTCGATGAGGTCCGTGTGCGTCCCTCGGCTTCCAGTCCTGGTCGCTACGATGTCATGGACTCCACTGGGGCCAGCATCCAGTTCACCATGGACGAAGGGATCACCTGGGACGGGGTCAACTACTCGTTCAACACCGAGGACCCTGAGGTTCTGAACCAGATGTTCGACGGTGTGATCCCCGAGGGGTTCGGCTTCGAGCGTGTGGACACCCTCCAGGGACCTGGCTGGCGTCTCATGTACCAACCTCACGTCGGTGAGGAAGGGCGGCGCACGGTCGGGGATGCGGCAGAGGAGTTCGGCTTCTATGGCGAGACCACGCCAGAGGAAGAGCTGAACAACATGCAGCAAGCCCTGATGGCTGCCCAGCGTGAAGCTGGACTGACGCAGCCGGGCATGGGCATCAGCGGCAGCCCCACACGTCCTCAATCGGCCCAGGAGATCCTGGATCTGATGGAGGAGCAGATGTGGCGAGGCGTGTCCTGGAACGGCCGCAACGTCGTCAACCGGGCCCGCACGGGTCAGGCCAGCTACCGCACCGCACGTCGTGAGATGTTCACCGGTGCCGACGGTATCCAGACGTCGGCTTACGATGGACCGAACGGCAACCGCCGCGTCGGCATTGGCTTCGACATGGATCGTGAGAATGCTCGCGAGACCTGGACGGCCGTGTTCGGTGACGAGGTAGACTTCGACGCGGTTCGCCGCGGTGAGGAAGAGCTGACCACTCAGCAAGCCCGAGACCTGTTCGACTACGACATGACGTTCTTCGAGAACCTGGTGTCCGTCGCAGCGGGTGGTGAAGCCATGCCTGAGCATCGCCACCTGTCCCTGGTGTCTATCGCCCACAGCAATCCCGAGTTCGTCCAGCGTGTGCTGGCGTCGGACCTGATGGAAGAGAACCACGGCGCAGTGATCGAAGCGATCCTGTACGAGGGGTTCGGTGACCAGGGCTCGTCGGGTGCTATGGCGGCTCGCCGGTATCGTGAGGCCATGCAGTACGCGGGCTCCAACCGGGCGCTACAGGCGCTCATCCCGGAGCCGAACGAGTACCTGCAGTCCCGTCGACTGGGCCTTCCTGGGGCAACGCCTTCAGGTGCCGACACGATGGGTGAGGGCTTCATCGATGATGTCATAGGGTCTCTGACCGGGACCGAAAGCTCGGGCAACCCGGCTGCCAGGAACAACGTGCCCGGTGCCGGTGGGGATGGCCACTTCGGTCTTCTCCAGTTCAGTCGTTCCCGCTTCGCTGAAGCACAGGCGGCTGGCGTTGTGCCACGCGGTATGACCATCGAGGAGTTCGCAACCGAGGAGAACGTCGAGGTCCAGCAAGCTGCCAACCGGTGGCATGTCGAGGACATCGTGCGTCGTGCAGAAGGTGACGGCCTCACCCAGTACATCGGCCAAACCATCAACGGCGTCGAAGTGACGATGTCGGGTATGGTCGCGGTGGCACATCTGGGCGGCTACAACGGCATGAAGAACTTCCTTCAGAGCGGTGGCCGGTACAACCCGAGCGACGTCTACGGCACGTCACTGTCGAGCTACCTGGGCCGCCATGCGGGCATCGAAGGCTACGGCCAGACCGAGCGGGTCTTCGCGAGCGCAAGCCGCGGGGGTTCCGGCCGGGGCATGATCGTGGGTACCGACGGTACTCCCGAGCCTCGTCACTTCCGTGAGATGAACCCTGAAGTTCAGGAACGATTCCGCGGGATCTCGGCAGCCTTCGGTCAGCCTCTCCAGATCACCCCTCATGGTGGCCGGTCGCCTCGCTCGAGCCAGTCGTCCCGGCATGTTCATGGTGACGCCATGGATGTCTATGTCGCCGACATGAGCCCGGCAGAACGTACCCGCCTGATCGCCATCGCGATCTCGATGGGTGCAACCGGCATCGGTGGCTATGAGCCTGGCAGCGGTAGCTCCGGTGTGGGCACGATCCACATCGACTTCCGGCCGCGTGGTGACGAAGGCAACCTGGGTGGAATTTCCCAATGGTGGCGCACCGGCCGCGGTGACGTCGGATACAGCGAAGGTGCCCCGTGGTTTGTCGCGGGCATCGAACAAGGACTGCAGCTCTGGGGCGAGAACCGGGGCCGCTAACTTTCAACACAGACGGAGATCCCTATGTGGGCAGACGATCCAACGGCTGGGCGTGTAGACGCCTTCCGTGTGGCGGGTGGCGTGAACGCTGCCCGTCAATCCCCCTTCAGCCAACCCTACAACCCTAACCAGGGTGAGACCGGCTGGTGGGAGTCTTTCGGAGCGGCAGCCGTTCGCGACAACACCATCACATCCGCTGCGACCAACTACGCATCGCAGCAGGGTGTCGGTGGGAGCGACACTGAGATGTTCGACTTCAACCCGTATGGCTATCTGCAGGATGCCTATGATCGGGAGGAGATCCAGGACGTCTACCCTTACATCCTCGACGGCGAGTTCGACAGGGCTCGTTCCGAACGGGACGTAGAGGAAATCCTCGCAGACATCCGGGATGAGCGGGCGCGGTCTGAGACTGCGTCGGCTCGCCCGGTCGCGGGTCTGCTCGGTGCCATCGTCGGTGCCGTCGGAGACCCCACCAGCTACATTCCTGTCGGTGGCCAGGCCCGCGCACTGGGCCGCATCGGCATCGCAGGACGGGCGCTTCTCCAGGGTTCGGCTTCGGCCGCAGCCTCGGAGGCCCTCCTGCAGACAACTCAGCGTACCCGTACGCTCGAGGAGTCGATCATGAACATCGGCGTCTCAGGCGTCCTGGGCGGTGGCATTGGCGCGTTCGCCGCGGCTACGGCTCGAGGCCAGACGCTGAACCCGAACAACCCCAACAACCCCGTGCGTCGTGAGAACCTGCACAGCCACCCCATGGTCATCCGTGGGGAAGATGGGAGCTTCGACGAGATCCTTCCGGAAGAGATGGTTCTGATCCAGCGGGACACGGACGACCTGAGTGCTGCGCGTACCGCGGGCACCGAGGATGCGTTCCGGCCGTCGGAGAGCCAGATCGCCAATCGCTGGGAACCCCAGTCGCGCGCTGGCCGGGCCGCAAAGGCAGCCGGTGACTTCTTCATGACCCGTACGCCTCTGGGCCGCGGTCTTCGGGCCACGGATCACGAGGCTCGGATGATGACGCTGGCCCTGGCCGATCCCGGTGGGACACTCCTCCGGGGCAACCTGGCTGGCAAGGCCGGTCCCATGGCGGCTGAGAACATCAAGGCCACCTACATGGTCCGCGTGGAGCAGCTCGACATGTCCCTACGCCGCTCGGTCAATGAGCTTCGGATGGATGTCGACAAGCGTCTCACCGAGAGCGAGGTCTTCACCCTGACGCAGCGGATGCTCTTCCAGATGGAAGACACCGAGCTGACGGAGCAACTGGTACAGAAGTACGGTCAGGAGGGCTTCGACCGGATCAAGACGGCGGCACAGCAGAACGCCAACGAGGTCCACAAGCTCAACCGAGAGTTCGAGACGCAGCTCATCGACCAGGGCATCCTTCGGGACGAAGCTAGGGTAGGGGAGCTGGAGTCGGAGCTTGAGCGCCTCAAGGGTGAGGTCGAGAGCCTGAAGGCATCGAATGCTGACACGGCCGAGATCAACCGGGCCCGTACGATGCGTGACGATGCTCGCGCTTCCCTGGTCGCAGAGAACCGCAAGGCCAAGCCGATGGGTGACGACTACGGTCACGCCCAGGTCTGGAACCGCGATGTGCTGATCGAGAACCCAGAGGAGGCGAAGGCCTTCCTGCGGGACGCACTCTTCGACCGGCCGGATGTCGACTGGCTCGACGAGAACTACCAGATGACGCCGGACGAGTTCCGGAAGCTACGTGAAGAGAACCGGGAAGAGTACGACCGGATCCTGGACGACTGGGCGGGTGACGCTCAGTACCACCGGATCGATCTGGCCGAGAAGGAACTGGCGGCAGCACAGCGCGCCGAGAAGGCTTCTCTCCTGGACCTGAACGATGCGCTCCGCAACGTCGGTGTCCTCAAGCGTCGTGAAGGCCAGCTCACGCTCTCCGAAGCTCGGAAGCGTCGTGACGCCATCAACACCCAGCTCGAGGCGGCTCGTCAGTCCAAGGCCAAGGCCGAGGCTGACCTTCGCGCGTACAAGAAGGGCCTGGCTGCATCTGCTCGCATGGCCAACCGGCCGCTGGAGATCAACCTCCAGAACCCGCGGCAGAACCGGCAGACCGGTCGCGAGATCGGTGAGACCAACACCCTGCAAGCCCAGGTGACCCGTGAGACCAACCGGATGAAGGCGCTCGCAGAGCGTCGGGATCGGATGGATGCGGCACTCCAGGCTGTCGAGGCCAAGCGGGTCCGTGTGACCAACGCCCGTCGGGCAATAGAAGACACGATCAAGCTGATCCGCGATACCCACGCGGGCAACGCCAAGACAGCGAAACAAGCCAAGAAGCTTCTCCGGAAGAACCAGAAGGCCACCCCGCTCGACCAGATGATCGACGAGGTCTACACGAACCTGACGCAGACCGGACGGGTCGGCTCGGGGATCATGGACCGGATCGCCATGGAGAGCGACCGTACCACCGGACGTGTGAAGGAGCGGATCATCCAGCTCGACGGTGACCAGCGAATGACTGGGATCCAGAACGGGTACCTGAAGGACGATCTCCCGAACATCCTGTACCAGCAGTACGACCAACTGTCGGCCGAGCTGGCTCTCAGGGAAGCGCTGGACTACGGGCCGGGCCGTCGGTGGGACAGCTTCGATGCGCGTATGAAGGCCATCGAGAGCAACTACAACGAGATGATCGCGGCGGCTGAGACGCGCGAGACTCGGGACCGCCTGGCCGCTGAACGTGACCAGCTCCTGGGAACGAACGGCAAGCCTGGTGACTTCCATGTCATGCGTGACCGCATCCGCGGCGACGTGCTGACAGACGACGGTTTCCACGGCTGGGCGAACTACCTGTCCTCCAAGCTGCGGGCTCTCCAGTTCGCTCGCTTCGGTGGCGGGTTCCTGATCTCGTCCCAGACTGACCTGGCATCCGTGTCTCTCCGGACTGGCGGTGTCTTCAAGGCCCTGAGCAAGCACGGCCGCTCTGCGGCTCGCTCGGCCTACAACCTGTCCAAGCGGGACGGTGTGCCTCAGAACGAGATGGAGGCCTTCGTGGCGTCCATGGAACTGGGGGTTGGTGCGGCAGCTCACGCTCGTCGCTTCG